ATTTCGACCATACTTATGCGTCCGACTTATACCCCAAAATTCGATGTTTTCAAATTTTTGTCATGTACTTAAATTCAGAAGCAGAGATATAATTTTTTGAAATCATATCGTTATCAATAGCTATCAATAAATTATTGACAGCATCGTATGCTTTCTTTGCAAATGTTGAATTTAATAAAATTCTATGATGTTCGTCTAATTGAATAGTTGGATATTTTTCTAAGAATGCACTATTAGGCTTGCCATCTGAATGAACAAAAATGTGTCTAATTTCAAGAAAAGGTAAAGCATCATCTACGAGTTGTTGTTCTATTGTTAGTCCCAATTTGTTCTTGATTTTAGAGATAAGGGTAATAGTACTTCGCTCATTTTCTAATTGCTGGAAAATTTGATCCATAATAGATTGGATTATCTCTCTCTTGGTGCTCATTGACAAAATCTCGTTGGCTTTCATGTTTACATTATGCTCACCGACAAGTCTGCGAGGGTCAACGCCATTCATTGCCCCTTCTTGTAATATGTATCTAATGTACTCAGTAACCTCCTCATACATATCTTTTATAAAAGATACATATATGGTTTTTCTTAGATGGTTTACAACTAACTTTCTACTATTGGCATTATTAGTCCTATTGTATAGCAGTGGATGTTTCTCCATTGTCACTTTATTGAAAATGACATCAGAACCTTTCAGTAATTCCTTGTTCTGAACTATAATCTCAGCGACTTCATTATCCGTTCGGAAATACTCTAAACGGCTTTTAAAACGTCTGTATCCTTTGCTTGACATACCCGTATTAATTTGAGTACAAAAGTAATATAAAATAATGAGACTAAAAAAGGACGAACTATTTTTATATTAGCTCGTCCTTTAGAAATTCAGTTCTTATCTACTCGAATAGTGGGAACTATGAGAACGATGAGAACTGTGTGAGCTATGCGAGCTATGACTGCTGTGAGAACTGTGACTTGCGAGTAATTTAAACTCGGCAGAGGACTGCTCCAGCACCAATGTCTGCTCCTGCTGTTGTTCGATTTGAGTGTCGCTGTTTGTTACCTTAGCAACAATCTTTTCGCTAACAGAGGAACAGTAGCTTGCACCTGCAAGAATTGCAGAAACCGCAAAAAACAAGAGTTTCTTCATTGATACCTCCATTTTTAAGTTAAACATTCAGTTATCTAACACGATATATCGGATGATATATGTTCTATTTTCTTAATGTGCGAACTATGAGCCTGCCTGTTGGATTCAAAAAATCCTGCACATTGCCCTTTTAGCACACATCCGTCACATTCTTCTATGTATATGTCTTTCCAATCTGAAATAGACCGTTGAGCATAGCAACGTATATCTTCGGGAAGTACACATAATTGCGCATTGTAGATATAAGGTTTCATTCCCCTATCCGCAAGTAATAGTACCGCCTCTCGTAACTCATTATTATAGTCATATGGGTCTATCCATAAATTCTCAAAATTCTCTTTTGCCAATCCAGTTGTTTCCATTTGCATAAAAGCTACTTGGGCGACAAAAGGAAAATTATGGTAGATAAAATCTGCAAATTGAGGAAGCCGCTTATAAGTTTGCTTATGGACTACTATACGCAATCCGATGCGCTGACGGAATAATGCCAAATTATATAGTCCTTGAACAGTCTTATAAAATGTTTTTGCGCCTACAATACGATTGTGTTCTTCGGCTATATCTGAGAATAAAGGAATGTCTATTTGCAAATCTTGATGTCTGCACTTGACTAATTTCATTGCAAATTCTTTGTCTGCAAATTTTACTCCATTCGACAGAATGCTGATAGCTGTTTGAGGTAATTCCTTTTTGATATGGCGTATCAATGTAAAAAGATTATCTCCAATAAGAGTTGGCTCTCCCCCTGTTATACCAATCTCTTGTGTGTTTTTGTCAAACAGTGATATGAGTTGTAAGTTGAAAGGAGTTTTATCTTTCTCTTGTAAGATAGGTGGTTGTGGGCACATGATACAACGATGGTTACAGCGTTCTGTTGCCATCAGCGCATTGTGATTAGAATTTATCTCGTACACAAAAATGATTTCACCTTTTTTATTGATAACAGCCACATCTCCCTCGTTGAAATTTTCAACACTATTAACAACGCAATAAGGCTTGTCTTTGGCAGAGAAAGTTGTTTTCTCCGTGATTGTAGCCAAATAACCGAAAGCAGGCTTGTCGCTATCTTTACAAACCAGTATATCATTGGAACGACCAAACAAATTCCTTTTTCCAAAGGTTATGCGTCCAACTATATCATCTTCAATATTGTATGAAGTACCTTGAATCTGTTTCATAATACAATCAATTTAACCAAGACCAAAAAATTCTATTTATTTCAGGGTCATGCTTTTGCAATAACTCAAATAAGTAGTGTATAATAGCTTTTGTTTTCTTACACATTTCATTTGTGGGTCTAAAACCTATCATATCTCCTTGTTCTGACATATTACGAACAGGGTCAGCTCCGCAATAAGGTTGAAAAACACATTCAGCACAGACAGGCAAACATTCATTACAAGCAGAAGCAATGATATGATGTAGCAACTCTCCGTTAAACATTTCCTGATAAGTATTTTCGTTCACATTACCCAATCTGAAATAGTAGTTTTTAAAGCGAGCCATCATTCGTGCTTCATCCGAAACATACACATTGCCGTCATAATCATATATCACCCCTGCGATACCCACTCCTGCCGGAGATTGCAAATCAACAAATCCTGTTGCAAATGGGGTTAGCATTCTTTTTAGCAACAATGCAGCGAAACCCTCTACAAAGAAAATTCCTTGTTTATTCAATTCTATAATATAATTCAGTCCTTCTTTGTAATTCGCAATAAATTCTTCCACAGGATAGGCTATCTTATCCTTATATTGCTTTGCGAATCCATAAGGATTGAGAGAGCGTAGAAATATATTATTGAATCCCAATCTGATGTATTCGTCTATAATCTCCTTGAAACGTCCCAAACTATATTTGGAAGTAGTCATCAATGCAGAAACACACTCATTATTTCCCCATATATTTCTTATCATGGCAAGATTCTTCTCAAAAATGGCATGGTGGTCTAAATCCTTGTTTTGCAAAGGACGGTTCATGTCGTGCAAATCTTTAGGACCATCAAGAGAAGTGGAAATCATACATTTATGTTTCTTCAAATACTGCACCATATCTTCATTAAGTAGAGTAAGGTTAGTACAGATAACAAAATCCAATTCTCTTTTCTTGAACAAGTTTTGCCATTCAGCTTCTTCGATGATATACTTTACCATATTGAAGTCTGTCGACGGGTCTCCACCTTGAAATTCTATTTTGATACAAGGCGATGGAGATTGAAATATGGTTTTCACTACATTCTTTGCTGTCTTTTTAGTCATATCAGCAGAATGGTCATCCATATTCTTACGGGCAACCTGACAATAAATACAGCTTGAATTACAACGTAGCGTTGGTACAATCATGTGTAACGAAGTGAAATCACGCAAGATGCTTTTCTTCGTTCTAAACTTGGTGGCAAGCATCTGTACCACATCTTCGACCTTGTCAGTTGTTGCTATTTGTTTGGAAGCAAGATCATAGAATAAATCACTATGTTCATCCAACTCGCCATTAACAAAGGCGTGAAAATCGTCATTTGCCAAGAAGATGTATTCTCCAACTTCATTTGTCAGAAGATATTGATTATCATTGAATCGTTCAAAACGAAACGGTAGTAATTGATAAGCCATAATTCATCATTTTGTTACAGGTTTGAACGCTTCTTGAACTATCATATTACGAATATGCCCAAACTGTGCATTTGTATTATATCGAATCTGTTGGTCTATCAGCTCATTGCAAAATTGCTTAGGAACGTCTTCCGCAACCTTGCTGTTGTCTTTCGACTCAAAAATAACATTCACAAGAGTTTGGTTACAAGTATCCGTTTGCTGGTGGATATAAAACAGGTGGGAAAATTTATAGATAGCTGCTGTTATAACTTCTTTGGCATACAGGCTCGTATCTACAGAAACTTGGAACTTATCTGCTGCAAGCTCCACAATAGGAAATTTAATCTCTGCCATAATCGTACATATGTCTTTGGCAGCCCTCAAAGACCCTTTATTGATGCACGAAGCGTGAACTGCAATGCAACCACATCTAAGTTGGAGGTCGTAGGAAACCTTTAGTACGGATGTAGTAATAGCAGCCCACGCTATAGCGTGAGAACCACTATGCCTTCTCTCGTACTAAGTCCGAAATTTCCTACGTTTCCAACTTACAAGATAAGCATAACGCTTCTTCTTTTTCTCGTATGTCTTGGAAAGGGTTTCCCCAATCCGAATACAAAAGTACAAAAAATCCGTGATAGTTGAATGTTATAACACGGACTTTATTTTGATTTACAATCTAATATCTCGATTTTGTTTCCTTGTCGGCACTCCCAATGCTTCCATAAACTCGTCTTTCTTTCGTCTGAACCAGCTTACGTGTGAAACACCGTCTATCTTGAAATCATAACTTCCGCTTTCATTCTGCTTGATGGAGCAAACGGAATGTTTGGCTTCAAAGTTTTGGTTGAACTCCGAAGAATAGAAGCTGCCACTTACAGTTACATTCTTGAATTCACAAAGTTTTCTGATGGTGCTATCCTTGAATCTCAAACGGTCACGCAAGAATTTAATGGTCGGCATCAGTTTTTCCACATAAGGGAAGTAGCGTTTGACAAAATCCACAAACTCAGACAGTTTGCTGTTCTGCTGTTCATAAGCTGTTTTTATCTCTTGTATCTGCTTGGCTTGTTGATGCTCCCTCTGTCGGGCTTCCTCTTCAAGTTCAAGTATGCGGTCTTGTAAATCCTCGTTCCTGCGTTCCAATGCTTTCACCTTGTTACTCCCGAAAAGAGAAACCACACTTTCGGCTATGTTGGTTGCTGCTGTTGTAGCTGCGCCTTTCAGCTTCTCGGTCTGCACCTCTTTCTTGGCTCGTTTGAGTTCCTCCTGCGCCTCGGCTTTCTTTTCCTGCAACAGTCTGGTTTCGGTTTCAAGGGTTTCATTTTTCTTTTTCAAGTCCCGATAATACTGCATGGTGGTGGTGTGCCGTGCTTCCGAACCCCGTACCCCACGTTGCAATCCGTATTTCGTCATCACCCTTGCGTAATTGTCGTGGTAGGCAATCAAGGTCTGGCGGTTGAACAGGTCATCGGCACACAAACGGACGGAATTTGTTTTCTTGCGGTACTTGCGCTTACCGTCCGTATGTTCTTTCTTGGCTTTGCGCCTTTCACCCGTCACGATGGGAACAACGGCTGCGTGGATGTGCGGAGTCTTCTCGTCCATGTGCAGATGGGCGGCAACCACATTGTCTTTGCCGAATGTGGCTTGCAGCCATTGGATGCTGTCGCTGCACCATTCATCGAGTTCGCCTTTTTCCTGTATGTTCATCATGTCCTCGTGCGTACCCGACAAAACCATCCGGACAACACGGACTTGGTCGTGTGTGATTTTCCGTTTGATGCCTGCCGTGTTCAACCTGTGGGCAATCGCTTCATCCCTGCCGTGAACGCCATCGGGGTATTCGACAAGCACCCTGTTCAGATGTGTTCTTGTCGGGTCTGCATTTTTAGGTATTATCTTTCTCTCTATATGGTCGGACTGCGTGGTGTCCGATGTACCCTTTGCTTTCTTAATGTCCAATGAAAAATATCCCATATCATTACTGTTTTTGCGGTTATCGTTATGTTTCTTCTCTCTGCCTGTGGCATCGGCTCACAGGGTTTATTATGCAAATGAACCATTGCAGCACTCGGCATAATCCAAACGAGTTTGGCTTCTGCTCTCGTTTGCACAGGGTTTCCAAAGGGATTTCCCTTTGGCTCGATAGGGTGTTTTTAGCGTTACGGAGTAATGCGTGAAGAAAACGCCCTATTGAGCTATGGTATTTCTGTCTAAATACCTTGGGAGAGCGGACGTGCATATTACAGATGAAATCCCCCTTTCTTTTTCGGTGGCTGCATCATCCGCCTTGCGGATTGGACTTGCTTCTTCTCCTTTATCGGCTCTGCCGATTGGGACAAGGGCTTACCGCACAGGTAGTCGTTCAAGTCCTTATAATCACGATAGTACATTGACTTGTCAAGCAGCCGTTCCCCAAACTTCTCTTTCAGCTTCTTGCAGGTGTTCCGTCCTGCCGTGTCGTTGTCAAGGAAACAGCCGACTTGGGTGTAGGTTTCCAATAAGCTTTCCGCTTTCGCAAGATTGGAAACGGAGTTCAGTATGACATAGTCCTGTGTGTCCAATCGCGGGTGTTGCGGATTGTTTCTTACTCGGATGGTAAGGAATGAGAGGTAATCCATGAACCCCTCGAACAGGTAACACATACATCGTTGTCCGTCCTGCTGTCGGATATGGGTGATGTCTTTCGGGGCGACACATCCCTTGAAGTATCTGTTGCGCACTTCATATCCTCCTGCCATGTTCGGAAAGCCGATGGCAAAATAGGGTTTGTCGGCATTCATAAACCGAAGCTCCCTGCATTCTCTTTTGGCAAGTCCGATGTTTATTCCCCTTTCTTGCAGATAGGCTATAAGAGCAGGAGAGGACAACTCACCAACCCTTAATCCCTGATAAGGCTGATTGTCGGAATGCTGTCTGCCAAAAGAGAACGATGCAGGGCGGATGTATGCTGTCCGCTCCTCTATGCGTTTCAGCAGATAGGCTACATCTTCCGAATAGTAAAGTTCCGCTGCCAATGCGAGGATGTTTCCGCCTTTGCCGATGCCGAAGTCATACCATTTTTCAAGCTCAGTGTTTACCTTGAACGATGCGTCCGTTTCTTCCCGTAGCGGTGATTTATACCACAGGTTCTTGCCTTGTTGCTTTACAGGCGTATAGCCCAGACTTTGCAGATAGTCTGCCAGTTTGATTTGCTTTACATCTTGGATTGTCATATTACATACGGTTTTGAAGTTGATGAAAATTTGTTGATTTGATGAACTGTTGATGTAATATGTTTATATACAGACCTGTAAACTTTCAACATCTTCTCAACAAACCGCTCGCCAAAAGAGAAATCCACAAACGGGTGTCGGTGGTCTCTCAACTTCTCTTTTGGCTTGTTGAGATTTTGTTGAGAATGTATATCGTTTATTGTCATTGTATTTATACCCATATTCAACAATTCAACAGAAAAATGATAGTATTACAGGGATTCGAGTTGCTCCCTTGTGACGGTGTAGAAGCGTCCCACCCTCTTTATCGGCTCATAGTGACAACTTCTGTTGTAATTGCCCTGATAGGTGGTGTAGGTAAGCCCGTTTGGTGCAGGTGTTAGTTTCCAGCACTCCTGCACCACCTTACGCACTTGGTGCTTTTCCGCCTTTACCTGCGAGTGCACCAGCAGTACGACAAGGTCGTTAAGGCAGAATGAAACGCTATCCACATCCATTGCAACCATAATGTCAAGCAGCAGTTCCGACATCTCTATCTCCAGCCGATTGCGGTTGCCACGGATAATCTTCTGCAAGGCTTCTGTATGCAGCAATGTGGGGTTGAACCACATCCGGCTTTCCTTTTCGGTGGACAGTTTTCTGTGTTGCAGGAAATGGAGAAAGGCGGGTATCTCCGCTTTCAGCTTTTGCAGGAAGTCGGTATCATCGGACCGCAAGCGGTCTATCTTGCGTACCCAATAGCGTGTTTCCCCTGCGTCTATGATTACGGGCAGATGCTCGTTGTTGGAGCACAGCACGAATTTGGCGAAGAACGCAATCTCGTCACGGTCTTTGCCTTTGGCTTCTACCTTGTAGGAAAGTGTGGTGCTGAGGTTCTTCAACCGTTCGCTGTCCTCCCTGCGGTTGAGCAACACCTCATCCACCACGATAAGGAGCTTACCGGCCCAATCGGAATTGAACTGGCTGCGGAAATCCTCGTTGGTGTTGAAAGTCACGTTGTTCTGGAAAAGGGCTTTCAGAAAGTTCAGGAAGGTGCTTTTGCCCGTGTTGCGTTCTTCCGACACCAACAGCAAGATAGGCAACTTCTGAATCGGTTGCAGGTAGAGCAGTTGCAGATAGTCCATCCCCAACTCGTATTGTTCCCCGAAGATGTGCCGTACCAAAGATTGGATATGCGATAAATCGCCCTCCTGCGGTCGGTGGTCTATCGGTTCGTAGAGGTTAAGGAACTTGCCGACCACGGAACGGTAGCCGATGTGTTCGGGTACGGTGCAGAAGCCGTCATACTTGGGAACGCTGCCGATGTAATCCTTGCCGTAATCCTGTCGCAGGGTCTCGTTGTTCCATGCGATGCGTTTCTTCACATACCCTCCGTTCAGTCTCGGTTGCTCCACAATCTTGTAGAGCGTTGTCCCGACACGGATAAATTCTTCCTTTGCCATGCCGCCATCCGATGGCGGTCTGTGGCTGTCCTGTTGTTCGATAGCTGACATAATCAAATGGTTTTAAGTTTGAAAATTACCAGCTGCAAAAATATAATCAATTATCGGATAGGTTGTTATGCAAAACACGGCAGAATGGTGACAAATAGCCCCCGAAACAAAAACTTTCAATGGCTTGGGGCAGGAAACGGGTTGTGCAAACGGAAAAACTCCCGAAAAGCAAATGTCGGATTACGCTTTTCGGGAGAAAAAATCAGAGCGTCTGTCGTTCTGTCGTACTGACTTAATGAATTACTGACTTACCGAGTGAATAATGTCAGGCATTCAGCTACGAGAAGTATTCGGATTTGGATATACCGTTGGTATTCAGCGAGAAAAAGATGCTTGTTTTCTCTTTTCGCAGGTACAGTCTTTCAAGAACAGCATTGCGTACCCGTTCCGCTCCGAATGTGCCGATATGGAAAGCGAGGGTAACTATCGCTTCAAGGTTGTAAACCTCCATACAGCAATTATCGGATACCCGTATGCTTCGCCTTATCCCGTATTCCCTTAAAATTCCGCTCTTGCAAAGAGCCTTCAGCCCTGCACGGAATGTCGGGGCGGTTACTCCGAACAGGTCGCAAAGTTCCCATTCGCTCATGGCGGTTGCGCTAATGTCGGTCGGCAAGGTGATGTTGCCGTTGCCGTCCGTTGTGATGATGCTTCGTTTCATGGCTATGCTTGGTTATGGGGTTACACTTCCGAACGATGCGTTCAGCTTGTTGCCGAACATCGTCAGGTCATTGTCAAGTTTCTGTGTGGTTATCTTCGCATAGATTTGAGTCGTGACAATGTTCGTGTGTCCCAGAACACGGCTCACGCTTTCAATGGGCATCCCCTTGCTAAGAGCCAGTGTTCCAAACGTATGACGTGCGCAATGGTAGGAGATTTGCTTCTCTATTCCGCATTCCGCCATTACCTTTTTCAGTTGTTTGCACATCGTCCAATAGTTGATTTTCCCGAAAACCAGCTTGTCTTCCGACAGATACTTGTACCGTTCGATTATCTGCAAGGGAATATCAAGCAGCTTCACTTGGAACGGGACATTTGTCTTGTGCCGTTTCGACAATATCCATTTCTCGCCGTTCACCTCCACTATTTCGTCCGTTGTGAGTTCTTTCATATCCACGAAAGACAAGGCGGTGAAGCAGGCGAAAATGAACAGGTCTCGCACCAATGCGAGGGTGGGGTTGTCAAACTCGTGCGCCATGATTCTTTTGATTTCGTCCTCTGTCAGATATTCCCGTTCCTTAACATTCGGGCTGATATGGAACTGCGCAAACGGATTTCTCGGTATCAGTCCGTTATAGTGCGCACGCATGACCACGCCTTTCAGCCACATGCAGTTCAGCCAGATGGTGGCGTTTTTCAGTCCCCGTTCAGCCGTAAGATAAGCCGCAAACTCCTTGATGAAGTCGGGCGTAAGTTCCAGCATGGACATGTCCGTCCGTCTGTAGAATGACTTGATAAAGGCTGCGACATAGTTCCTTGCCCTTACCATTACTTTGTATGTGCCGATGCTGCGGTCTTTGCCGACACGTTTCAGGAAGTTGGCGCAATCCTTGTCAAAAGCCTTTATCAGTGTCTCATACTCGCTTCCTACCCCTTGGTAGGCATTGCGCACCATTTCAGCCGTTACGTATGCCTCTCGGTCGGATATGCGCTGATAGTGCTTGATGATTTGCGCCTTGATGTTGTCCAATGCCAGATTGATGTTCCGTGCTTCGGCACTCTTGCCTTTGGCTCGGTTGCCTTTCGCATCCCAAAGGGTTTTCGGGATGGTCTGCTTGCAACTGAACTGCGCCACAGTACCGTTGATTGTCACTCGTCCCATGATGGGGACAATACCGTCTTTCTCCTTGCTGCCGTTCACGTAGAACAGCACTTTGAATGTACTTCTTGCCATACTCGTTTTTTTGTTTGCAAAGTTAAATATCAACGAGTTAGACCTTGATACGCAAATCGGTGACAAACGGTGCAATAGCATCTCTCATATGTTAAATCTTACTCTTTCACGGGTAATGATTTGCAAACCATTCTTCTTCTTAAATCCGCTTTTCTTTGCGTTTTCCGATTCTTCGGCTTGTCATTATTTGACACCGTAACAACTCTGATATTAAGTCGTTTAGCGCCATTTCTCCCGTTTTTCGAGGTTATTCCAGAGATTTT